CAGCGTAAGTCGTGCCGACAGTTCGAACACATTCACGTGTTATTCCCCCTTCCCCATTTTTTCAAGTTTGTTACGAATCCCTGTTATAATTTCATCCGAGGTTCGGGTTTCAACCGGTTTCGGGAACAGCACCTCCGCATAACGCTTTGACGGATATACGCCACTGGCAAATTTCGCCGTGTTTTCCGCAATCATCTTTACGGTATCGGTGATATAACACTGATACCGAATCATGTCGCAATCATGCTGATACCGCGCAGTGGCGTACCCCAGAAACGTCTTTACTGTATTCCGCCCTCTGTACTCACCGAAGCAGAGCCGGAGAGTTCGTCCTCGGTCTGCTCCTGCGAGGTAAAAAAAGCTTTCAAGTCTTTATCATTCAGCACTTCCAACAGCTTTTTGGGAAGCGTAACAACGTTAATCTTTGCCCGATATTCCTCCGGGCTTTCGTGCTCCAGTGCCGCGAGGACAGAAATCACAGCCTCCCTGTGTTTTTTTAACGCAATGGACACCGCTTTCAGCTGCTTCTGCCCCCTGGTCTTTCCGGTGCTATTGCCACACCATGCCGCTGCAATTTCTTTATCCGCGAGGATTTCAACCGCCGGTTCCAGCAATTCTGCCAGCACCTCAAGCGCGTCATCACCGCGATATTCAGACAGTTTCATTTTTTAACCTCCGACACCTGCGGATGCTGCGGAACTGTAAAATACCATGGGAACCTCGCTCTGACTTTTGATAGACACATGACCGGTCAGTTCTACGGCAATCTGTCCTTTGCCGTTGTCGGTGGTTTTGAGAGAAAATCCACCGGTGGAAAGTGCGTTTTTGAGCTGGATTGCAACCATGCCGCCATCGGCTCGGTCACCAACCCACCAAATGTCCCTGAAATCGGTCTGCGCCAAATCTACACGCGGCACGATTTTTGTGGCATCCGTGCCGTCAACATCCGCGCAGCCAAGGGAGAGCTTAATGTTGACAGGGCTTGTGCCCAACGCAGTTGTGGACATCTTGCATTCCCAACCATCAAGATGTTTAAGCTCCTTGGTATTTTTAGGGCAATTGTCCACATCCTCGCCAAGGTCGGAAAACGTGGGCACGCAGCTAACAGTAATGCCGCCGGTAGTCGCGCAAATAATATCCTCGTCGTCAGGTGCGGCAGCAGTTGCCGGTGTAAACTGTTTGAGCAGCACGCCTGCATTGAGCTGCATTTCAGAAAAAGTGCTTTCGGGGATTACAGTAAATTTGCTCATATGTCCTCCTTAGTCCTGAGTAAAATACTCAGCAGTAATGTTAATGTAGCGCCGCTTGATGCCGTGGTCTGCCTCGTCCACAAGGCTCTGACACCACGGAGAACCGCGTTTGAGCCAGATCACGCCTCCATCACATGGAATCAGCGTTCCACCTCTCCCAATGCGATCAGAGAGTTCCTGCGCCTTTTGATTAGGCACGTTCTCGGATTCCGTGTAAAACCAGAGGTTTACAGTCAGGCTCACAGGATCATCGCCAAACGCGCCGGTAGCTAGTGTATAGGTACCGTATGGAAAAACCACGTCTTTCGGCACGGATGATGCCGGGTAAAACGGCATGAATTTGTTGAACCACGCATAGAGCGCTTTGTCTTTTGTCATGAGGTCAATGCCCACCTCTCCGCCGTGAAGAATTTCAAGTCGAAACTGGCGCTGACCGGAGCGGTTTTGTCTTTCGGTCTGGAGGTCACCCGGTATGTGTCGCCGGTGCTCAAATCCTTAAATGCGTCATTGTACTCAATGGGCAGGGATTTTTTGACCAGAACGGAATACACAGAGGTCACACCGTCCTTCTCGGCTCGGCGTGCTTCCATAGAGGTGTCCAGCGCCTGATAGTTGATAAATTCTGCACCGTCTACCCATTGCACTTCCCAGCCTCCCGCACCATCGGGAGTTAGGTGCTTCTCCATGAGGCAGCATTTGCGCCCGAAATCATCCAGCAAACTCATTCCATCACCTCCACGGGTAGCCCGGATAGTACGGTCTGCGGTACCATGTGTCGCTCTGCTTGGGCACGGTCTTTGCCGGGTTCCCGATTTTTCGCCACCGGGAAAGCTCGCCAGCAAACGCAGTTTTCCAGGTCACAGCGCCGCCGGTCTCTGGGTCGGTTGCTTTGGAGTAGCTGTACCCGCCGAAGCTTTCGGACTGGTATGGTCCGGCAGCTGTAGCCTGGTACTTTTCGTTCCACTCCTGCACCCGTTCCGCCAGATCAACCACCGATTTGGGGATAGCAAGCGCCCAAACAGCACCGTCGAACGTCTCATCCACCAGTTCAGCCACAGAGGGCGGATATTGATAAACGCCGTCATTAAAAACGGAACCGACAATCCGGAAGTACTGTCCATCTGCCAGAAATGGCAACGCAACGCTGCCGCCCTCAATGGAAAACGTACCGGTATGGATGCCGTCCGACACCAAAAACCAGTTGTTACAGGCTCTCAGGATTTCTTCCAGCATTGCGTTGCCCTCCTTTCCGTCAAGACACCGACGCGATGAGCTTTGCGATCTGGCTTCCGTCCGTGACCTTTGCGCCGTAGACATGCAGACCCTTCACGCCGTCAGCAAAACGGGATTCCATACGGTAACCCTCGGTCTTGATGATCTGCTCGGCGTAGGTAGTCGCGGCGCTGACCTGCGCCGTGATCTCGAAATACGGGGTCTTGCCGGTATCCGTACCGGTGCCGGTGTGGCAGTTGTTGGACATGAACACGGTAAACCCTGCAACCTCGCCAACCTTACCGTTAATAAGCGCGTCCTGACCAGCAGCTGCGGGGGACTTTGCAAAGCGTTCATCCAGCAGCAGCAGCGCATAAACCTCGGGGGGCACGACGATGGTACGGCCGGTGTTCGGCACGTTCGCCTTGTCCAGCTTCGTGCGCAGCTTTACGATGTTTTCGTAGATGTTGTCCTTGGTCAGCGCAATGGGACCGGACGCAGCGCCCACGGTGTTCCCCGCCGCAGCGCCTGCGGCAATGGTTTTGAGCAGAAATGCGTCGGAGGTATCAGCCAGCGCATAGGCGGCGCGTCCCATTGCGGTATCAACCAGATCACCCGCTGCTTGCACCTTGTCCACATCATCGACCTGGAAGTTGAAGTATTTGCACTGGTCAATCTCAAGGGTCTGGTCGGTGGTGGTCAGCGCGTCGGGCGCGGCAATGTCGGCGTTCTTAGTATAGTCCTTAACCGTGATCGCGCCGATGCTGTTGATGTGGACGGTGTCGCCCTGATTAGCAATAACACCCTCGTAATCACGGTTGACAAGATTGGTCGCCACATGAGCCTTGTCAAGGGCATAGAGAAGACGAGCACTCCAAAGCTCGGGGATAAAAGTGGTAACGGCCATGCGTTAAACTCCTTTCTGATTCAGGGACGCCTTAATGCTGTCCCAGTTTGCATTGATCTCCGCAGCGGTCATGTTTTTAATCTCTGCGGTCGTGTAGTTCCTCGTTGGGGAATTCGCCGGAGGATTGGCGGGATTCGCGCCCTTTGTCTGCGTAGTGGAGACAAGGCCCTTATAGGTGCCCTCGATCAGCGCATCAAGGCTCTTGGTGTCCTTGATCTTGTCGCCGTCCAGCTCCAATGCGGTCATTTCTTCGCCGCAGCCGCGCATCGCAAGGTCGAGATTCGTGCCGGTGATGTTTTTGCTTTCAAAGTAAGCACGCACAGCCTTTTCCTTCGCCGCTTTGCTTTCCTTTGCCGTGATGTCGGACTTAAAGGCTTCAAAGTCCGAGTGTTCTTTCTCATACTTCTCCTTATAATCGCCATCACCTGCCGCCTTGAGGTCGTCCAACTGCCTCTGAACGCCGGGCAGCTTTTCTGCGTCGGTCTTGTATTTGCTGACGTCAGCTTTCAAACCGTCCACAGTGTCAGTGTGGGCTTCAATGATGGTGTCAACCTGTTCATCGGTCAGCCCCATGCCCTTTAAAAGTTTGCGTGTAAGTGCCATAACACTATCTCCTTTTCTTTGGTCCCACTCCTTTGGGAGCGATAGTCTTTATAAAAACCGCTGTACTTCGCGGATTTTACCGAAATAAAAAGAGCCAACCTGTAAAAAATCCTTACAAGTTGGCTCCTATTGCCCTTTCCCGCGCCCAATTACGTGGAAGCTGTGTATTTGATTGTTTTCTTGATCTCTAAGACGATGTACCCATTGCCTTTTCGCCGTATTTCCGCATCGTTGCCGCGCTTGATGATAGCTTCAATGACCTTGATGATCTCATTATCCATTCTTCATCTCATCCTTCAATATCTGCCGGTATTGGCTCGCGTGATCGGCAACCGCAGGCTTTAAAAACGGTTGTGCCTTGCTGCCATGCGTATAATGCCAGTTGCCCTTTGCGTCCTGATACACCCACGGTGTAGGACGTCCGCCGCCCTCAGCATATTTGCCCGTGCCCAAGCAAACGTATGCGGCGTACTCGTTGTTCGTGCCGATGATCGCAGCCGGTTCCTGCTCGTCTACTGTATGGGTAATGCTGTTGCGCAGATTGCCGGTGTCAACAGGGCACAGCTTTTTTGCATACCCCTCTGCCACAAGCCCACACTTTTCCAGCCCGCGCAGCACTGCGTCCTTGAACGCAGCAGATACCTCTTTGCTGTTGTCGTGGATTTCAACGTTCATCGCTCACCCCATGTTTCAGCAATAAGCGTGCCATCCTCCTTGCACTCTCGGATAACCATTCGATTGTTGTCAATATAGCAGATTTCCGAATAATCTCCGCCAGACGGTGTTTTCCCGTAAACGCGCTCTTTAACAAGTTTCCCATTGTCATCATAGAACTTTTTTGTTTTCATAAGCGTTCACCACCCTACTTTAAGAAAATATCAATAATTTTTGCTCTGTTCGGAAACGTCTTTCTGAATGCGTCCGGGTCTTTAACAAATTCGGCCATGCTTTCCGCAAAATCCTCAGAATTGGCGTTTTCTCCGTAAACTGTAACCGATTTTTGACCGGATAGCTTCTTATCCTCAGCCATTGCATCTGTCCACCATGTATAATCCGAGAACCGTGTGCCATTTACGCTATTGTCCGTATCAACTTTATGCCCGATTTCATGGCAATAAGTTCGCACAACATAATCGTCGTTATGCGGATAATCATAACGCCAAAAATTGATGTCATTCCCGCCAGTAGCATAACTACCTCTGAATCTCTTGTATCGCTTTCTCCAGTATTTGTCTTGCGGATTATGCACATCTTGGAATATGATCTGTTTTTGCCCCATGTCCCGCAGCTTTTCGGGAACCTTGCTCCAAAGCTCAACCGCCTTCTCTGGGGTCATCGTCTGGTGCACCTTGTTATAACTTGTCGGGAATATGAACTCTGTTCCATCTGGAGTTTTATAAACCGTGGCATTTGCGGCTTTTCTTATTCCATTTGCCGTCCCATCACTGAAATCATATTTCCGTGTCTCTGCGGTACAATCCGAAATAGTAATTGGCAACGGTTTGTTTTCTTTTATTATATCAGATTTTGCCGCGCTTGCAACTTGCTTTGTATCTTTTTTCCACCCCACCCATTCCGCATAGGACATGTTCGAGATAACCTCTGTTTGCCCCGTATCGGCGTTTCTGGCACGTCTCTGTGCCGACGAGGTATCTACGCCCTCCACAGCGGCGATCAGCGTACAGCGGCAGTTATACACGAGATAGCCGGGAGCAGACGTATCACCAGGGAACATAATATCGTAACCGTCAATCTTAAAAGGCTTGTTAATATCAGCCTTTTGTCCATCAAGCATGGCGTGTTCGTGTCTGGTTCTTCCATCGAGAGTTGCAATCCAACGTTTTTTGAGTTTTATACCCATCTTTTCCGCCGCCGCATAGCTGTCCATGCGTCCGGCGTTTTGTGCTCCGGTCACGGCGGTTCTTCGTGTTTTTCTTGCGGTTGTTTGGTTTTTGCGGTTCTGGCCGTTCGTATCGCGCTGTTTCGGTTCATGGTGGTGATGCGCTTCTGGAGGTCGTCCGCCATGTGCTTAATGCTTTTCCCCTGCAAAATGGAGCTAGTCACGCTTGCCGTGATCTGCTTCTTACCGTATGCAAGGTCAATGCTACGCTTTAAGGCTCGTTTCGGCGGGTAATACGGCATTAAGTCCGGCTGCTCTACCATGAGGCGCTTGACCGTCTGCTCGTCCCACAGATCAAAGCCGACGTTGCCAGACACTTGCTCAATGGTGTACGCCGCATAGTTGCGGTTCAGGCTGTAGATGCCCGGTGTCGCATCATTGGTATAGGACACGGCAGCGGCGTTTGCATCGGTCGCTCGCTGCGCCACCTTGTCGCGTAAGGCTTGATAGCGCTCTCCACGTGCCATTTGGTTGAGCCGCCATTGCTTGTAATCCTGTTCTGTCCACTCCTTGCCGTTCTGTATCGTGCCGATCAGGGCTTTCATTTCCTCGTCGCGCTGCTTGAACTGCTCAAAGTATGTATCAATGGTTTCTTGCAGCTCTTTCCCAGCCTCTCGATACAGCTTTGCAATGCGCCGTTCCAGCGCCGCAAGCTGCTTCTCGGTCAGCTGGTGCCCCTTATCGGCGACCATTGCACATTTTGCCCAGACAACACAAAATTACGATGGTAACGCACACAACGGCAATGTTAATGGTAGATGTAGCCACATTCATTCCTCCAGTCCATCAGACTCTTCTTCCGGTTCTTCAAAGCTGCGGTCGATTTCCTCCGCCGCCTTGCGCTTCATCATGTCCTCGTACTGATCGATGTCGCCGTTGATGGTCAGCAGCTTCTTGGTGATATACTCATCATCGTAATACTGCGCACCCATCAAAAGCGCCTGCGTTTCCTCGGTCTTGTTAATGATCTGGTTGCGCGTGTAGCTCGGAGTATCGTCAATCCCGGCAATGCGAAGAATTTCAACGATAAAACGGGTCACTTCGTTCTCAAGCTTGTCCGTTTTAAGGTCGAGCTGCACATAACACGCCTTAATTGCCGTCGCTGTCTGATTGCCCGCAGATACCGCTGATGCGTCAAAGCACTGGAAGTCCTCATATAGCTTCTTTTTCAGCATATCAATGGCACTGTTCATTCCCTCAAACGGTGCTTCAACGGTTCTGCTCTCCACCTTCGCCCCGTCGTCACCTTCGGCGTGAGCAACGTGGGTGGTTTTCAGACGCTCGATAAATTTCGCATCATCGAGATCGTCCATGCCGCCACAGTTGGACAGCACCCAGTAGATTAAATTTCCCTCGTCCACGTTGTTGACCATGTTTGAGGACGCAAGGTCGAGCGCGTCAATCGTATTGCGTTTACCCGTAATTTCGGATAGATGGCGTTTGTTGTTCCTCAGCGGAACAATGGGGAAACCCGGATAGTTTCCGCCGTCGTAAATTTCCGCTTCGCCGACCTCAGCCTTGCGGACAATAAGCTTGTAACTGCGCTTTCCCTGCAACACTTCCATGTTTTTGTTCTTTGGCTGAAAATACTCGGTGAATCCGTCCAGCTCGTATAACGTCGCTCGAAGCGGTCTGTCCGGCGCGACCTGCCAAAACCGAATACCAGCTTTTAGTGCGCCGTTCTCTTCGTCATAAAGCGGAACAAACTCTGTCAGATCAAACACGCGCATATGCGTTAAATCCCAAAACCCGAATGACACGCCTGCGATCTTCGCCGCTCTCGCTGCATCCATGACCTGTTGGTCGAAATCCCCACCCAGCTTCTTTTTTGTGTATTCTTTGGCAAAAGTCACACCGTTCCCCAGCAAATAGGATACTTCCTGGTCGACCGCCATGCCAAAAAATTTACTCGCAAGCTTATGGTTGGCTGTCCACATATCCCTGTGGGCGCGGCCCTGCATATCGTAGATGATTTTCTCGTAACGGCTGATGGTCGGGTTTAGTCCTTCGTAATATAGCGCTGCATCAACCGCAGCTCCGTATTCGCTTGATGTGCGATGTTCGTCTATCGCACTTCGAATAAACGCAATGCGGCTTTGTTCGTTCATTCCGGCGTTCAATAGGTCCTGATACATTTTAATGGCTTACCCCTCCGTTCCAGAGTGACTTGTATTCCGGCTTGCCCACCTTGTGCCGGAGAATCGTTATTGCAAAATAGCGGATATCGTCCATCGCGTGGTCGTTCTCCTTAATGGGCTTGTCATCGTTGGCCTTCTCGTCCCACCGATATAGCCCAAACTCCCGGATTGCATCCTTGCAGCTCCGATGAATCTTTATATTTCCGTTCTTGAGATATCCCGCCGTTCTCCGGATGCCGTCAAGGACGGCGTTGTCAGCCTGCTGCACCTTGAATTTTCTGCGTTTCAGAGCGGTAATGAAAGAAGCGGCCGAAGGATCAATAATCGCCCTCTTGATATCGTAGCCCCTCGCCAGCCGCTCCACAGCATCACAGTATTCCTCGTCCGTGAGTTGCTTGTAGTTGGCTCTTCCGTCGTAGTAGTATTCTTTTATCCTGACGGCTTTATCTCCGTTTACAGCCCATAGACCGCACGAGAACGGATTTAATGTGCCGTAGTCGATGCTTATGTAGTAATCCGCGGATTCTGGTATTTCGTCTGTTATGTTCGCCTCGGAAAAATCATATATAAGCCCCTCTGCCAGTGTCCATTTCCCCTGAATATACCTGTCGTAGAACACCGTTCCGGCATATTCTTTTTTCAGATTTTCAACGAAAGCCGGGGGCAAAAATGGATTGTCGTCTATCGTGTATTCCTGGCTGAAAATATCGGCGTCGCTATCAAGAAATCTTTTAAGCCAGTGATTAGGATACTGCGGATTGTATGTGCCGTCAAAGCAAGAATACGCTTTATCAAGTCGGCTTTTCAAGAGCGTAAAAACCTCTTCAGACCAGTCCGCAACCTCGTCACCGTAGCAATACTTGATCGATGCACCGCGAATCTTCGATACCTGAGACACCTTTTCCGCGCCTAGACAATAGCATTTCTCGCCGAAAATCCACGCCGTGTTATCGCTGGAAATCGCTCCAACAAGTTTATTGCCGTACAGGTTTCGCATGGGTTCTAGTACATTTCGCTCTATTGTAGATTTTGTAACGCCTAAGATAACGGAAAGTCCATCTTTCCCGGCTCGTTCTCGAATCCGCATGGGAATAATCCATTTAAAATCAAGATATGTTTTCCCACTTCTGGTTGCGCCGCCCTTGAAGTTCCATCGGCGATTCCCGTACCTTGCAAATTCAATCTGCTTCGGGCTTAACAGCATCTCTGAACTCCTTAATTAGCCCATCCAGCTTATTGAGGCTATCATTTCCACTCGCTGTATTTCTAGTGGCTTTATCCACGATAATTCCGAAAGATGTTGCAACCTGGCTCAAGGTTGCGGCTGAAATCCTCTCCGGGTCTGTCAGCGCTTTCAGATGCAACGTGATCGCTTCTTGCATCGCCGGTTTTTGCGATTCCATATACGCTATCATATCGGCGGTGTTCTCTTCTTTTTTTTGCTGCACTTTTTTGGCAATATCCGGCGAAGCATTAACAATTCTTTTCACAGTCTGGTGTGTTACGCCGTGTTTCCTCGCAACGGCGCTATACGTCTGCATTTCTATCCAATCGGCGATTATCATTTTTTTCTCCCGATCTGTAACTCTTGCCGCCATAGCACCACCTCGTTTCATCGCTAGCCGTTGCGGCTCAAGCTTTCGACAATTTTCATCTCTCTATCGCTTAGTCTCCAGACATGTGCGGCTGCACGTTCTGCGGCTGCACGTTCTGCGGCTGCACGTTCTGCGGCTGCACGTTCTGCGGCTGCACGTTCTGCGGCTTTTGCATCTGATAGTAGTAGCCCGCCGCCGAATATCACTTTTTTATGCTCAGCCTGTGCATCCAGCTTTAACACTTTGGTACAATCGCCGCGCCTAATCTCAAAATCAATCCCATACTTGCTATACCGCTGGAGCATAGCTGCCGTTAGGATATGATCCGGGTATTGGTATTTCGGCAGCTTTCGGCACGTCTCCTGCTGGATTTTATCCATAGCCGTCTCTATCTCATCGTGCAGATCAGGTGCTGTCCTGGCTACCACATCGCCACCTAGGTTGGTAACAAACGCCGTACGTACAACCGCGCCATTTGCATATGTAATATCAGTACCACAGACGATGTGTGTCATCCCCATGCAAACATCCTTACCGGTAAAGACAGTAAGGGAAGGCGCAAACAGGAAAAACCGAATCCCACGGTCAAGATAAAGTCTGCAAATCTTGGCGAAAATGCTAAACGGTGGATTATCTAGCACAGTGCATCCGTCTGGGTAGTCGTAGTGCTCATAATCTCCGCCGGGATAAAACGGTCTCACGGTATTATCAGGATCAATGTCGTACTCTTTGCAAGCCCAGGTTTTGACCGCCTCATAGACCAGTGGTGGAGTATAACAGTCATCCGTCGTCTTTTTGGGTTTGAACTTATCCACAAACGCCTCATACTCTGGGTTGTCGTTAAATAGGCTCGTCTGATCCATGTTCTCACCACCTTTTCGTGCCTCCCTATTTGTATCCCGCCGGGAGCTGGCGGTGCCCTGATGCGTCACAGGCTTACGCTTTGCGCAGTAACCCGACTGTGCCATTTCCCCCACGTTGGTTTCACTCACCCGGCGTGGGTTCCGGGCTGCTCTAATTTCTCTACCTGTCGAGCACGTTCAAGCCCACAACTTATTTGCCGCCGTGGGCAAGCGGCAGGCGTTGCAAGGGGCCGGAATTGAACCGGCCTGACGGATTATGCAGTTACCGTCCATCACCTGCCCTTGCATATGTCGTGGCCTGTTGCACATCGTTGAGAGGTGTGCCACGCTCTATCTTGTGCAGGTGGGCGGGTTTGAACCGCCCTGGCTTATAGATCAGGAAGGAGATCGTCCAGGGGCAATTTTAGGAGGAATTGCATGAAAATCAGCCAGCCACCAAGGCATCTGCGCGTGAAGCCAGAGAGTGGAGTTGTCACCACTCGGGCGGGTATTGCGTTTGCGGGATGTGCAACAGTCGCTCTACCAACTGAGCACATAAGCCCGGAACTGTCCCCTGGCATATTTGACGGGGCAGGAAAATGGCAAACACAGGAGGAATCATCTATGGATGGGACCCACCCCGTCAATATTATTATACCGTCCAAAAGCGTGTACGTCGTACCCCCATTTTACATGGCTCCATACTCCCGCATCCGATCCCGGAATAGTGCCAGCGTTGACCGGCAATATCCGTAGAAAACCGTCCGTTTGACCGGGATGTAGTGGATTTTTAGAATCTCGTCGTAGCTCACACCGCTGACGATGGAATAGACGACATCATCAGCTAGTGTGGGATCAGCCGCATACGCCGCATCATAGAGCAGTAGCCGCCGCTCATAGTTGGGCTGTCTGGCTAAATATTTGATGTACTTTTCCTCGTTGTGCTTGAAACCGTAATCTCGATAGCTTTTATCACTCGTTCTCATGTCCCGTAATCTCCTTTGTCAGCGCCTCCGCGATCCTCCGCAGCCGTCCAGCCAGTTCCTCGTCGGGCACTTTTGCCTCTCTTTACCATCCACTTGCAATATTTGTATTCTATCGCATCACACCACGTTATTCCTCCAATCCATCGAATAAACTGATTTGTGACTTGGTGTAGTCAATATATTCATCCTCCCAGGGAACTCCGATCCAGTCCAGCACCCTGCCCCAGCCGTATTTTTCACCGGTTTTTTCATCGGTACAGCAGCGGTACATCCAGAATTCCCATTCCTTCGGGTTATCCTCCCGCAGGCGGTCAAATCTGTGGGGCCGCTTTTCAATGTGGATTCCGAATCCGCACATGGAACAGCCTGTCCGCTGCGCCCTGGTGGTCTTGAAATGTCCGCCCTCATATACGATTTTTCCATAAGCTCTTGGTACCGGCACGTTCAAATCTACCGCCAAATGCAAAAGGTCGTCTCTGGTGAAAATGTTGAATGGGCATGATCTTATGGTTGATTTTCCGAAGTAGTTGCAGCCGTTTTTGACCAGTCCGTGTTCTCGCTGACCACCCTCCGACGCCATCAACCCCAGATACGGAACACTGTGATGCTCTCTAGCCCAATCGTCGGACGGTTTTTCTTTCATCCAAAGGCAGCAGTCAGCCCCAACCTTAAACGGTGCTGTCAAGCACTGGATATCCGGCCTGTGGCTCTGGTAATTCCAACCGAACAATTTCAGCCATTTGTCTGGCAGCTTAATTTTGTCAGAGTGTTCAAAATGCCCTTGCTCTCCCATATCTCCGGTCATAATGGCGTGGATAAAGGTCTGCTTTTCGCTGTCCGGATTCTGCAAATATGAAATTTTCTTGGCTTTGGCCTTGGAAATTACGGGGAAGCCAAATTCTCGAATTACCTGAACCTTGGACTTGTACGGTCTGATCGGAATCACGCCCAGTTGCTTGTGTACTTCCTGATTTCCCTTATCCTCCAAGGACGAAACCGAAACTGCCGGAATTTCCTCCGCCGAATATCCCATGTCCCTGAGAAAACATAAAAGCGTAATGCTGTCCAGTCCCCCAACGGAAATATGATTTTTGAGTGGAAACGCCTTTCCGTTATCCAGGGCCTCCCATAGATTTGCCTGATTGCTAAAGCTCACCAGATGGTTTTTGCCGTCCACATAAAGCCTGTGACAGTCGTTGTAGAAATCCCTGGCCTGCATCTCTGCATACCGGATTTTTGCCGCATAGGGCATAGCCTGGAGCTTTGCCATTTCTGCATAGGTCATTTGGTGCCCACCTCCGGCGCATCAGGCAGTGGCATCCAGTGAGTTACCCCATACGTCCCGCAGCCCTCGCTATCGTAATACCGTCCTCCGACGTAATACCCCATAAAAACATCCGCTTTCCCAATGGCAAGCAGCACATCCTTCCCGCCAGGCGGAAGCACGTCCTCCACGCTCACCCACGGCCCCGGCAGCAGTCTCAACGCCCTGTAAGCCTCCAGGCTAATTCCTCCTGCCTCCACTTCGTCAATTACCGCAATTGCGGTCTTACGATCAATGTAATCTGCCATCTTTCACATCCTCTTTCCAACTAGCCTGTTCGGGTAATCTCCGGTCGGACACATCCAGTTCGCTGGGTACTTTGGCGGAATAGACCGCATCCCATAGCGTTCCGGTTCAAATCCGACTTCGGAGAACAGGCACATTTGCAATCCATCCATCAGTTCCGGCAGCTTCCGATAGTAGTAGATGATGTGGTTTCTAACCAAGTTCATATTGACACCGTCCTCCCAGCCCGGATCATTGCACCCATGGAGGCGGATGTGATCCCACCGCCGGAACTCGTCTTCAACCTGCTGGAGCAGGCTTTCGCTCGTAATCGGTTTTTTTGCTTTTCTCACTTGACGCACCCCCTTTAAATCTCGATGCCGTCCAGCGCTTTGATTGTCCGTTGCATTTCTTTCCGCGAAAGAGCAAACCGGTCAAAGCCACCTGCGAGTGCAACTTCCACAATCGCGATGATGTCCCGCGTTGCAGAAGTCGCGGAGCGGAGGCTGTAAGCCTCCTTCCCCCACACCGGTTCCAACTGTTTGAGCAGCTGGAAAGCACCGCCGAAAATCAGGTTATCAGCCCTGCCAGTTCGGAGCATATAGCCAAACAGCCCCCGGCGTGCCTTGGTCTGGATTGCCTCCCGATATAGGAGGTGCAGGTCCCAGCCCACCTCGTTAATTGTGATTGTTTTCATTTTGATTCCTCCATTTGGTAATTTGCAGTTTCCTGCAGTGCTTCTCTACACTTCTCTACGCATCTCTGTGCCGTCGCAGATCAAACCGCGCCTATCGCTGCCTCCCCGTTGCTCTCCGTTTCGGTTCCATTCCCAGCGTTGCCATTGCAGGTCAATTTGTTTCGGTGCCAAACCATTGCGGTTCCAATCTATGCTTTCCCCTGGCGGTTCTGCGCTTCTCTGTTCCGTAACTAGTCTTTGCAATTCGCCGCTTGTCCTCTCCTTTGCAGATCATCGCGAAACATTGCGGTTCCATTCCGTAGCTAATCACATCTACGCTATTCCATAGCGTGGCTATTCCATCCCTTTGCGGGTCTTTGCGTCTCTGAGCAACTCCGTCACGCTGCAACGCAAGGTCATGCAGTACCATTGCGTCGCGCAGCGCTTCTTCTCTGCGCTATGCCTTTGCGTTTCTTCTCAAGTCACTGCTCTTCCTTTGCCCGGCATTGGTCTTCCGATCAACTCCCCCGCTCCGCGCCTACTTGCATATCTCTTGCAGTTCGATGTGACGCCTTACCATTCCGTTGCATCTCGGAGCGTTTCACCACTTCGCCATTCCACCGCTGTTCAACGCTGTCTCCGCTCTTCCGTTGCGATGCAGCGCGGAGCCAAGCTCTGCCTTTGCGTATCTGGGGTATGTAATGCTACTCCGTTGCTTATCGGCTCATGGCGTGTCTTCGCAATGCCGTCGCTTATTCAGGGACATCCTCCCAGGTGAAGCGTCCCATTCCGGAATTACGCCACTGTCCGATTCCGCTCAGGCAACCGTAGTCCAGCCACTCCCGGAGGGCTTTCTCGTCGCTGTCACTCAGGAGCACCACGTCAAACTCGCAGGTAGCACCGGCGGGAATCTGCTCAGAGCACGCAAGGCTGATCCGTTCGCCCTGAGCAGTGTTGGCTCTCAGCGGGCGTTCGCATTTCCCGATTTCGCCCTCAAAACTGATTGGGATTTGCCGGGGCTGCGGGAAAATCAGCTTGTCAATTTCCCTCTTGTAGGCTTTGATCTTGCTGGATTCGGAGCCGGTGACTTTCCGCAGACCGCCACAGGAATCCTTAAAAAATCCCTTGATCTGGTAGTCGTAGAAAAACGGTCTGCCGTCCTCCGTGCGCGGAAACACGGTCATGCCCTTCTTGGCAACTGCGTCTGCACCCAGCGCAGCAACCTCATCCTCCACACTGGCAGCATCCGGAGCCTTACTCCCGATAAAATCCCGGTAAATGTCCTCGTTGGCAGGGCTAGTCCCCAGCACAGGAGCGGTAAATGTGA